AATGTTACATTTCCAAATGCAACTATATCTGCTCAAGCAGCACTATTATATAATGCAAACAACGCAAATTCTGCGATTGCAATTTTAGATTTTGGTGGAGTTAAAACTTCTACAAATGGAACTTTTGAATTACAATTTCCTACTGCTAACTCTACTGCTGGCTTAATCAGAATAGCATAAGGAAAAATTCCTTATGAGTGCAAATGTAGGTTGGGGTAGACTTGGTTGGAATGTAGGTGCGTGGAATTCATCACCTGATGCAGCTGCTATTATAACTGGTCAACAAATTTTACCATCAGTAAATTTTGGTGAAGGTTGGGGAAGAGAATCATGGAATGAAGGTGCTTGGAATTCTAATATTGGATTAGTTTTTACAGGAACTGGAGCTATATTTTCAACTACTGGTCAACAACTTAATACTGCATTAAATTTTACAACAGCACAAGCTAGTTCTACTAATATTATTACTGGTCAAGTTGCTAATGTACAATTAGGAAATATAATTGCAACAGCAGCGACAGTAAATCAAATTACAGGATTATTAACTAATACTTTTATTGGAACTTATTCAATAGCAGCGGGTGGAACTATGACTATTGTAGTTCCCGAGTTTACATTAAATACTGCTTTAGCAAATATTACAACTGGAACTGCTAACACACTAGATATTACAGGAGTCAGTTCAACAGTAAATTTAAATTCAATTACACCTAGCACTGAAAATGTTCTTTCTATAACTGGAATAAGTGTTAATGCTAATGTAAGTTCTGTAGTTATTTCTAGTTCAGGATTTTTTCCAATAACTGGTCAAGAAATGACTATATCGTTAGCTTCAATTGTACCTAATTCTAATAATTTTTTAGATATGACTGGTTTACAAGCTAATGTTACTCCAACAAATTTAAGATTTTGGAATGATATTATAGATGTAAATACTGAAATTTGGACTAATATTTAGTGTACAAACCATGACAAATATATATTATTTAACAAATATATATTATTTACAAAATTAAATTAATAAGGTATAAAAAATTATGTCTTCAACTTTTACATCTAGATTAAAACTAGAACGTCAAGCTTCAGGAGCAAACTCAGGTAACTGGGGTAATCTTGTAAATTATGTTTTAAATAGAATTGATAGTACAGTAAGAGGTTATGTTGCAGTTAGTGTTGCAGGATCAGCTAATGTTACTTTAGTTTCTAATAATTCAACTAACAACACAGCCGAATCTGCTGATGATCAAGTTCATAATAAAGTAATAGAATTTACTGGAGCTTTAACAGGATCTATTCATGTATTTACTGATGCTGTTGAAGGTGATTATACAATATTTAATAATACGAGTGGCTCACATACTTTAACTTTTGCTAATACTGGTCATGCTGCTAATGGTGTAGCTATTACTCAAGGAACTAAATCAATTGTATATACAAATGGCTCTACTATTTATGATGTAGGAGCTGATCTAGGTTCTATTAAAGTTTCAAGTTTAACAAGTAATGGCGGAGCTACAATTACAGGAAACACTGATGTAACAGGAAATATTGCTCTTAAAACTCAAAAAGCAATGGTATTTGAAGATTCATCAGGTGGACAATTTGCTGCTTTAAAAGCAGCTGCAACTACAACAAGTTATACTTTAACTTTACCTGCAGCGACAGGTTCAGCTGACCAAGTTATGAAAACTGACGGTTCTGGTAATTTATCTTTTGTAGATCAAGGTGGAGGATCTGTAAGTTGGAATACAACTCCAATTACAGCAAATACAACAGCTACAGCTGGTGTAGGTTTTTTTGGAAATACAAGTGGAGGAGCTTTTACACTTACATTACCTTCATCACCTAGTGCAGGAGATATTGTTGCTGTAAAAGATTATGCAAATACTTTTGACACAAATTCATTGGTAATAGCCAGAAATGGTCAAAAAATGCAAGGTGGAACAACTGACATGACTTTGAATACAGAAGGTATAGCTGTAACTTTATTTTATGTAGATAGCACAAAAGGTTGGATGCAGATTAATGATAGTACATCAGATAATTTTGCTCAATATGTTACTGCTACTGGCGGAACAATTACAAGCACTCCAACGTGCAAAATACATACATTTACTTCTCCCGGAACTTTTGCGGTATCAAATGCTGGTAATGCCAGCGGTTCAAATGAATTAAGTTATATGGTAGTTGCTGGCGGTGGCGGTTCTGCATCTGCAAACCCTGGAGATGCTTCAGGAGGAGGAGGTGCTGGAGGATTTAGAGAAGGTAAATCTTCACAAACTTGTTATACTGCTAGTCCAGCTGCTGGATCAGCTATAACTGCTGCAGTACAAAGTTATACTGTTACAATAGGCGCTGGTCAACCAGGACCTACTAATGGGTCTGACTCTGTTTTTGGAAGTGTAACATCTTCTGGTGGCGGTTCAGGTAGATTAAGTGGCGGTGGTATTGCTGGTGGGTCTGGAGGTGGTGGAGGTAACGGTAGTAATGCTAATGGTGGTGCAGGAAATACACCTCCTGTTAGTCCTTCTCAAGGATTTGCTGGTGGAGATGGATTAGAAGTAAATCACGCTCCCGCAAACTACTATGGAGGCGGCGGTGGTGGTGGATCCGCAGTAGGTGTAGATTCAACTCCTTCAGGAAGTGGTGCAGGTGGAGCAGGTCATGGAACAGGAATTAATCCAGCTCCAGGTGTTGGTGAACCGGGACCAAGTGGATCTTTAAGATATTTTGCTGGTGGAGGTGGAGGATCTTTATCTCCTCCAAGACCTACTAATAATCCAGCTGCAGGTGGAGTTGGTGGTGGTGGAGATCAAGGAGCAGATGGAGCAGCTAATACTGGTGGAGGAGCTGGAGGACAAATTGGAACTGATAGAGTTGGTGGTTCAGGAATTGTTATTATAAGGTATAAAATAGCGTAGGAGATAATTATGGCACATTTTGCAAAAATAGGAATGAGTAATAAAGTTTTAACTGTTTTAACTTTAGATAATAAAATTCTGGAAGATGTTAATGGTAATGAAATAGAAGCTAATGGGCAACAATGGTTAGAAACACATAATAATTGGCCATCTCAAATGTGGATTCAAACATCTTTTAATACACATAAAAATACACATTCAAAAGGTGGAACACCTTTTAGAGGTAATTTTGCAGGTATAGGATATACTTGGAATGAAGATGATCAATTTTTTTGGCCTAAAAAACCTTATGCTTCATGGGTAAAAAATACATCCGAAGTAAGATGGCAATCTCCTATAGGAGATGCACCAGTATTAACTCAAGAAAATCTTGATAATTTACAACATTACGATTGGAACGAAGAAAATCAAAGTTGGGATTTAATATAGATTAAATTTTTTTTATGAGTGGTGGTATACAAAAGAAAGTATTAACAGATCAAACCTTATATTATGGTAATATTTTAATGCCAAAAGGTTTTGAAATAGATCAAAATAAATTAGTAAAAGATAATTTACAATCAATACTAACAAATTCAAAATTTCATTTTTCTAAACCTTTACAGTTATTAGACGCATATATTCGAGAACACATATATTTAGAATATGATTTATCATTAGTAAATAAAAATTTTTGGGGAAATTTTTATAAACCTCAAGAAACTACAACTCCTTTATTAAATGTAAATCCAGTAGATTTAAAAAATTCTGCAGATTTTACATTATTATATGGCATAAAAGTAAAAGATTGTTCAGTAAAAATATATTATGATCATAATAGAAGAAAAGGAAGAAGTTGGGATATACCATTAACTAATAATCAATTTATTATGTTTCCGTCAACTAATCTTTATTGTATTACAAATAAGCAAAAAGAATCAGTAAATTTTGTAGAAACAATAACATATGAATATATCTAATCATTTTTGGTATTTTAAATCTGCATTAACACCTAAATTTTGTAATGAAGTAATAGCTTATGCTAATCAAAAAGAACAAGTCATGGGTAGAATAGGAAATTACACTAATGAAAAATTAGATAAAGAAGAAGTTAAAAATTTAAAAAGAAAAAGAAACTCTGATTTAGTTTGGCTTAATGATAACTGGATTTATAAAGAAATACACCCTTACATTCATTTAGCTAATAAAAATGCTGGTTGGAATTTTCAATGGGACAGATCAGAATCTTGTCAATTTACAAAATATAAACATAATCAATATTATGATTGGCATGTTGATAGTTGGGATAAACCTTATAAAACAAAAGGATTTGATAATGGTAAAATAAGAAAACTTTCCATGACTTGTCAATTAACAGATGGCTCAGAATATACTGGTGGTGAATTAGAATTTGATTATAGAAATTATGAACCAAACATGAGAGATGAATTAAAACATAAAGTACAATGCAAAGAAATATTACCAAAAGGTTCTATTATTGTATTTCCTAGTTTTGTATGGCATAGAGTTAAACCGGTAACCTCAGGTACAAGATATAGTCTTGTTTCTTGGCATATAGGAGATCCATTTCAATAATGTTTGTGTACGAAAGTTATATTGATAAAAAAATATGTAAAGATTTAATTAATCTTTTTGAAAAAGAAAAAAAAGTAAAAGAAAATAATGATCATACAAAAATGACTACAGTTTTTTTAAATAGATCTGATAGTAATTTATTTGATTATCTCTCAGCTCTTACTAAAATTTTAGAAAAATATAAAAAAAAATATAAATATATTGATCAAGAACAAGAACCTTGGGAAATACATGAACAAATTAAAATACAAAAATATGAACCAGGACAATCTTACTTTCGTTATCATTCAGAATCTTCAGGATATAATGGAAATAATAATAGAATTTTAGTATTTTCTAGTTTTTTAAATAATATTGAAAAAGGAGGTGAAACAGAGTTTTTTTATCAAAAACAAAAAATAAAAGTAAAAGAAGGTAAAACAATTTTATTTCCTCCTTTTTGGACACATACTCATAAAGGAAATATAGCAACAGAAACTAAATATATAATAACAGGGTGGTATACATATGTACATTAATAATTATTTTACAACTACTCTTTGGTCTGAAAAAAAATTAGAATTTTTAAAATCTTTAAATAAAGTATCTAATAAATATATTAAAGAAGCAAAAAATAGAGAAAGAAAATATATTAAAGAAAATGGAGATTTTGGAAAAAGTTATCATTCAACACCAATTGCTGGTGATAATGATTTTTTAGATTTTAGAAATTATGTTGGTCAAAAGTCTTGGGAATATTTAAATCATCAAGGTTTTGATATGTCATTATACACAACTATGTTTAGTGAGATGTGGGTACAAGAGTTTGCTAAAAAAGGTGGTGGATATCATTCAGCACACGTTCATTGGAATCAACACGTATCAGGTTTTTATTTTTTAAAGTGTAGTGATAAAACTTCTTTTCCAATTTTTCACGAACCAAGAACTGGTGCACGTGCTACAAAATTAAAAATGAAACCAGATCAAAAAGGTGTATGGGGTGGTAGTGATACTATTCATTTTAAACCAACCCCAGGAACATTAATTATATTTCCAGGTTATTTAGAACATGAATTTATGATGGATCTTGGAAAAGAACCTTTTAGATTTATACATTGGAATATAACAGCAATACCAAAAGAAATGGCGAAAGATGTTTAAAAAAAATAAATATACAATTATTAATCAAGCTGTGTCAAAAGATTTAGCAATATTTATTGCAAATTATTTTAGAATGCAAAAACAAGTTTATGATACTTTTTGTAAAGATCGTTATCTTTCACCTTTTGAAACTATGCTTGGTACTTATGTTGATAAACAAATTCCTAATACTTATAATCACTATTCTAATATTGCCATGGAAACTTTAATGTTAAAGTGTCAACCTAAAATGGAAAAAGTTACAGGTCTTAAATTACAACCATCATATTCTTTTGCTAGAATTTATAAAAAAGGTGACGAATTAAAAAGACATAAAGATAGATTTAGTTGTGAAATATCTACTACTATGAATTTAGGAGGCGATGATTGGCCAATCTATTTAGAGCCATCTGGAGAAGAAGGTAAAAAAGGTATTAAGGTGGATTTAAAACCAGGAGATATGTTAATTTATAGAGGGTGTGAACTTGAACATTGGAGAGAAAAATTTAAAGGAAAAGAATGCATACAAGTATTTCTTCATTATAATGATATAAAAACTAAAGGTTCTAAACAAAATTTATTTGATCAAAGACCACATTTAGGACTACCAACTTGGTACAAAAAGTAGTATATTATGATGGGGACAGAAGACCACCACATGCTTCTGTCTCCTTTATAATATTTAAAAAATAATATATAATTTTATAAATTTTGTTATATAGTACATATTATTATGCCATTAACTCAACTAAATTTTCAACCTGGAATAGATACTGAAAATACACAAACAGGTGCTGAAGGTAGATGGACTGATGGCGATAAAATAAGATTTCGTAAAGGGCTTCCTCAAAAAATAGGTGGTTGGACTAAATTTAGTGAATCTTATTATGTTGGTGTAGGAAGAGCTTTAGAACAATGGTTTGCTTTAGATGGATCACGTTATGAAGCTTTAGGAACTGATAGAAAAGTTTATGTTTATGCCTCTGGAACTAATCAAGACATTACTCCTATAAGATCAACTGATACCTTAGTCAATGCTTTTACTACTACTAATACGTCAGCTAATATAACTATTTCTGATACAGCTCATGGAGCAATTATTGGTGATTTTATAACTATTAGTAATACAAGTGCTACTATTGGTGGGATTACAGCTGGTGTTTTAGACGCTGAATATGAAGTATTATCTGTAACTAATGTTGATGCTTATGTAATTCAAAGTAGTGCAACAGCTACTTCTACTGTTGGTCCTACTGGAAATTGTACAATTAATTATCAATTAAATATTGGTCCTAGTGTACAAACTTTTGGTTTTGGTTGGGGATCTGGAACTTGGAATGCTGGAACTTGGAATACTTCTAGAACTTCATCACAAATAATTCTTGATGCAAGATTATGGTCTATTAGTAATTGGGGAGAGGATTTAGTTATTACTCAAAAAGATGGAGGAACTTTTGAATGGCTTGAATCAAGTGGAATGACAGATAATAGAGCTACTGCTATTGCTAATGCTCCTACTAATTCTACTTTATCTTTAGTATCTACAGAAACTAGACATGTTGTATGTATGGGTACAGAAGAAACTATTGGAACTTCTTCAAGTCAAGACAAAATGTTTATTAGATGGTCTGATCAAGAAAATTATAATCAATGGACTCCTAATGTAACTAATTCTGCTGGATCACAAAGAATAGCTGGTGGTAGTGAAATTAGATGTGCTCGACCTGCTAAAGGAACTATCTTAGTATGGACAGATACAACTATGCAATCAATGTCTTTTATAGGACCTCCTTTTATATTTGGCTTTAGACAATTAGGTAATGATTGTGGAGCTGTTGGATTAAATAGTGCAATAGTAATAGATGATGTAGCTTATTGGATGTCTGATGGACAATTTTTTAGATATGCAGGATCAGTACAAGAAATACCTTGTAGTATTCTTAATCATGTATTTGATGATATCAATAAAGTTCAATATGCTCAAGTATATGCTGCACAAAATTCTAACTTTTCTGAAGTGATATGGTACTATTGTTCTAGTTCAGCTTCTCAAAATGATCGTTATGTAATTTATAATTATTTAGAAAATTCTTGGTATTACGGAACTATGAATAGAAGTACATATCAAGACAATGGAGTTGAATTAAATCCTTTAGCTACAGAGTATTTTCCTAATTCTAATATTAGTACAATTACAACTATAAATGGATTAACAGATGGAAGAAGTATTATATATGCTCAAGAATCAGGTGTAGATGCTGATGGCGCTGCTTTACCAGCTTTTATTCAATCAGGTGATGGAGATATAGCAGACGGAGAAACATTTAGTTTTATTAATAAAGTTATACCAGATTTTCAAAATATGACTGGTACAGCTAATGTTACTTTAAGTGTTAAGGACTATCCTAATGATACAGCAACAACAGGAGAAGCTTTAACAGTAAGCAACACAACAGGGTTTCTTAATACACGTATTCGTGGTAGACAATCTAATATAAAAATAGAAAATACAGCGGTCGGAGATAACTGGAGATTTGGCACGTTAAGAGTAAACATAAAACAAGATGGAAAAAGATAAATATACAATACGACCAGCTAGAATATCTGATGCTGTTCGAATACGAGAATTACTTAAAACATGGCTTACAGAAGCTCCATTTAACTTTGGAAACACTAATAATACTAAAGCTCTACAAAATATAGTGTTTTACATTAAGAATAGTTTTGTTATAGTAGTAGAACATGAAAATATTATTGTAGGAACATTGGCTGCTACAGTTGATGAAACGTGGTATAGTGACAAAAAGTTTATGAGAACTTTATGGTTACATGTTAATCCTAAACATAGAAATTTTAGGATATTTCGTTCTATAATGGTTGTTTTTAAAGAATACGCACTAGCTAATAGAGTTACAGCTATATGCGAAATCTTTCAAGGTAAAGACGTTGAAAGAAAAGACAAAGCTTTTAATAAATTAGGATTTAAAGTTATCGGAGGAACTTATATAGTAAATGGGTAGTATTTTCAAACCAAGCACAACAGTAGTACAGGCGCCATCGCAGTCATCGACTAGCTATGATATACCTGAATATTTTAAAGAAATTCAAGAACGAACTTTAAGAACAGCAGAAAATGTTTTTAGTCAACCATATAAATCTTATACTGGTCAACGAATAGCTCAATTAGATCCATCGGAAATACAAGCAGAAAATATTTATAAAAATCAAATTATTCCTCAATCAGGTCAATTAGCTAATATTGCAAATCAAACTTATGATACTGCTACTGCTCAAGCTTATGCTAATCCTTATGAGAATCAAGTTATCTCTGGTGCTTTAACAGATTTAGGTGACGCTTACGGACAATCTAGAAAAGCAATGAGTGCTCAAGCAATAGGATCAGGTGCTTTTGGTGGATCAAGACAAGGTATAGAAAATGTTTTAGGACAAGAAAGATATTTAGATTCAGTAGCTGATACATCAGCAAGATTAAGACAAGCTGGTTTTGAATCAGGTGCTAATAGATTTATGGCAGATAGAGCAGCACAAATGGGAGGAGCAACTACTCAATTAGGTGCTTTACAATCAGCTTCACAAGGTCTTCAAGCTTTTGGTCAATCAGCTCGTGGAATAGAACAAGCTGGTCTTGCAGAAGGTTACAGAGATTTTATAGAAGAAAGAGAATATCCTGCTGGACAAATAAGACAAATGGTTGGAGCTTTATCAGGTGCTCCTATAAGAAGTTATGGAGAAGAAAGATCAGGATCAGTAGGTACACCAGTGGCTGGCCCAAGTATCTTTGGTCAAGTAGCAGGTGCAG